AGCTGGCGTGAGACTTACAACCGCGCGGAGGGTCACAAGCAGACTGCTGTGCTTCCGAAGGGTACGACATACAAGGAGATCGGCATGACGCCGGTCGACATGGAGCATCAAGACCTCCGCGAGTGGAACCGAGACACGATTATGAGCGTGTTTGGGGTGACTCGACCGATCATCGGCCTGACCGAGGGGCTTAACTATGCCTCTGCGCGCCATGCTTTCCGGGTCTTCTGGGAGGTGACGGTGATCCCCTACTTGGATTTCCTCGTCGACGAGCTGAACACGAAGCTTGTGGCTCGCATTGCGGGTGTCGACAAGAGTATGCGCCTTGGATACGACATCTCTGGCGTCTCTGCGCTGCGAGAAGACGCGGATTCCAAGGTGGATCGGATGCTCAAGATCTACGAGCAGGGTCACCGAAGCTTCCGCGAGGCCGCGGAGTTGGCTGGAATGGACCTTGGTGAGGTGGAGCTTGACGGCATTGATGACCGATACCGTCCTGCGAACCTCGTTGGCGCCGATGAGCCGGTCGCTGACTTGTCTAAGTCTTTTGACGATGACCATGTCGAGAACCTCGAGTCTCACGTCGCGATGGTTGAGGAAGAGAACGCGGAGATGCGTATGGCTCTTGAGGAGCGGGGCATTGAGACGGAGTACTCCGCTGAGATGAAGGCTCTTGAAGAACGGGCGCTAGGCGAGACACGCGAGATCACTTGGCCTGAGGGTCTGAAGTCTGAAGAGAAGCGGATCTCGTACTGGAAGGTGATCGACGCTGAACAGCAATTCCACACAGACCAGGTCGCGCGCCGGATTCGCAGGGTCTCGGACGATCTTGTGCTTGCTACCCGTCAGAGGTTGCGCGAAATCGCCAAGCAGGAGCGAAAGATTCCCGCTGTCGAGACAAAGCTGATCCTGACGAGAGCTGAGATCGAGCGGATCTTGGACCTGAACGAGGAGCGTTGGCTCGCGGAGCTCGAGGAAGCAGTCCGCGGCCCTCTTGAGGGTGTGATCAATGCTGCCGCAGCGAGCATGAGCGCGGAGATCGGCGGTGGAGGGATGGGGATCTTCACGGTCACCGACCCTCTCGCGGTCAGTTATGTCGACAGGTCGTTTATGATGATCAAAGAGGGATGGTGGACAAACGCTGCTAGGTCTCTTCAGGACACGATCTTGCAGTCCTTGACTGGTGCTCCGCAGAACATCACGCAGATATCGGAGGCGATCGCGGCGACTTTGGAGGGGTTGGAGGGCGAACTGCGCGTTGTGCAGGGGCAGCTTAGAACACGGGCATTGATGATCTCGCGTACAGAGGTCGGGGCTGCCCAGAACTTTGCCCGAACGGAGCAGATGGCTCTTGAGGGGATCGAAACTCACACTTGGCTTGCAAGTCGCGACGAAGTTGTTCGCGATGCTCACAACATCCTCGACGGCACAACCGTGAAGGTCGGAGATGAGTTTGGTTACGGGCTCCGTTGGCCTGGTGACAAGAATGCCACTGCCAGTCAAGTCATCAACTGTCGCTGCTTCACTGCTCCGGGGAAGAACTAACCCCCCAACACAAAGAATCATGGCTGAACACCTCGATTATCTGATCGCATCTGGCTCCGCAAGCATGGAAGACCTCAAGGAGGCCGGCGAGAAGCGTGTCCACTCGGTGAAGTCTTCTGATCAAGTCCCCCAAGTCCGTCTTCACAGTGCGGACCCCATCAGCATTGACGATGATACGCGGACGATTCGCTACATCGCGTCCGACGAGACGCCTGACCGCGTTGGGGACATCATCAAGGTCAGCGGATGGCATCTGGACAGGTATGCCCAGAACCCCGTGATCCTGTGGAGCCATGATGGCGAGACGATCCCGCCTATCGGCAGGGCGCTCTCCATGACGCCTGAGGCGATCAATGATCGTCCGGCCCTGGTCGCCAACATCGAGGATGTGCCCAAGGACATCCATCCTTTCGCTGACACGGTGTATCAGCTCGCTAAAAACGGGTTCTTGAAGGCGACGAGCGTCGGTTTCTTGCCCCGCAAGACCGCGAAGTTGTCTGACGAGGAGCGCGGGATGCTCGGTCTTGGCAAGTACGGGGTCTTCTACGAGGAGACTGAGCTCCTTGAGCTCTCTGTCGTGTCAGTGCCGGCGAACCCCGCGGCCCTGCAGAACAGCCTGAAGGGGATGATCAAGCGTGGAATCCTCTCTAAGGACGAGGTCGCTGAGTATCTCGCCCACACCGACCGCGCTGGCGACTGCGATGGCTTGATGAAAGAGCTCTGCAGGAGGTCATTTGTTCAGGACGGGGGGCAGATGAGCAATGTGATCCGTCACGCGGACTTCCTTGGCGCGATGAAGGCATTGTCTGATGTCGACCCTGATGCCTACAACGAGAATGACCCCGTTGAGATCGCAATCCCTGAGGCAGTTGAGCCCACAGTGGAGAAGGACGCCCCGGTGGAAGTCGACAAAGACGCTCCGGTAGAGGTTGATCAAGAGAAGGCAACGGACTTCATCCGTCGACACATCTCGAACATCGTGCTGAACGATGATGGCAACTATGTGATCACACATACTCAGGCCGAAGGCAACCTCATCGACGATGACCAGATCGGTGGGCCGGACACAGGTCCGAACCCCGTGACCTACCCGAATGCCCCTGTGTCAGGCCCAGACCCCTCTTCTCCTGGCAAGCCGGTGACCCCCGGTGGAGGAAAGTCTGAAGATGGGCTTCAGCGCACCCTCGAGGCGATCGCCTCGATTCAAGAACAGCAAGCAGAGATGACCAAAGCGATGCGGCAGCTTGTGGACTCACTCTCTGATTTGACTAGCCGACTAGCGACGAAAGACCAAGGTGGTGATGGGGGTGGTGCGTGTTGCGCGCCGGATGCTCCTAAGCCGGATGCCAAGGAGACTTCTAGCGATGAGATGGCGAAACAGGTCTCAGAGGAAATTTCATCCTTTGAGAGCAGAATTGGCCGCATTTTCCAATCTCAAGACTCCTAGAAAAAACAAGGAATCACCAATGTCTGATGCAAACACACCCTCAGGAGAAGCTCATCTTAAAGCTTCCCTCGACGCCCTAGGTGGGCGTCTTGACAGTGCGTTGAACGACTGGCAAACCGCCGAAGTCGAGAAGCGAGCTGAACTCGAAAAGCAGATTGATGTGCTCAAAGCAGGTCAAGCTGAGATGCAGGAGCGTCTCAAGGCTGAGAAGCAGTACCACCTCCCCGGAGTTGAGTCAGCGACCTCTGTCAACCAGAAGGACGCTTTCTCTGTCGGTCGCGCAGTCCGCGCCATCGCAACTCACAACTGGGCTGGAGCTGAGTACGAGAAGGAAGTCTTCAGTCAGGTCAGCAAGACCGCGATGGACACAACCGTTGGCGGCGGCGCCGCAACGGGTGGATACATCATCCCCGAAGAGGCCCTGACCAGCGTCATCAACAAGCTTGTCGCGAAGTCAGTCGCCTTCCGTCTCGGAGCTCAGGAGCTTTCAGCTACCCACACTCCCCTGACGATCCCCCGTGTTGGCACAGCAACGACTGCTGCCTGGGTCGCTGAGAACGCTGCGATCAGTGACAACCACATGGTCTTTGAGCAGATCTCCCTGACGCCGCACACGCTTGCGTCTCGCGTGATCCTCTCAAACACCCTGCTTGAGACGAGCCTTCCCGCTGCTGACCAGGTCATCGAAACTGACATGGCGACCCAGCTTCAGCTCGGCCTCGACAAAGGTGTCCTTGAGGGCTCTGGCTCTTCAGGTCAGCCGACCGGCATCGTCGAGACCAGTGGTGTCAACACTCAAACCGCGACTGACGCTCAGGTCACCTACGAAGAGTTGGTTGACTTCGTCGCCGCGGTGCGTGATGACAACGGTCTTGATGGATCCCTTGGTTGGGCCATGAACCCGAAGATGCTGACGCAGATCCAGAAGATCAAGTCTGATGCGATGCTGCAGGACTCAGATGCTACTGCAGACCCCACAACCATCACAGGTGGCGCGGGTCACCAGATGTCACGCATCGTCATCTCTGACGCTGCACCGACGATGATCTTGGGTTACCCATACGAGGTAACGACACAGCTCTCTGGGGATTCAGGTACAGGTCTCGGCCAGAAGGCGATGATCTTCGGCAACTGGAACGATGTGATGGTCGCTCGTTGGGGAGGGATGCGAATCCTTGCTTCATCGACCTCTGATGACGGTTTCAGCAAGGACCAGACGCACATCCGCGGAACCCTCCGCGTCGATGTGGGCGTCAGGCAGCCTCTCAGCTTCTGCGTAGCAAGCTAAGACTTGCTTTTTAAGGTCGCCGGTCTCGTTTAGTCGAGGCCGGCGACTAGAACCTCAATCCAAACCGACTTGCCATGAAATCAACCCCGATTAGACCGGACCAGATCGTTCCGATTAGGCCAGACCAGTATGTCCCTATTCGACCGGACCAGATCGTTCCGATCGATGGCTCCAAGCCGGCAAAGAAGGCTAAGAAGAAAGCCAAGAAAAAGGCCAAGAAGAAAACGGCCAAGAAGGCGTCCAAATGAGGTGGCGTGTACGCGAGGGGCATGAGCTCCGCTTCCCTGATGGGCAACTGTGGGGATCCGAGGGCGAGGTAGTCGAGATTCCGACAGATGACAGCAACCCTGAGGTCGCTGCAGCAGCTCGTCGGATGCTTGGCAACAAGGACATCCATCTTTTCCCGGTCATGCCGGACGAGGATGCGCCCAAGCCGAACAAGTACCCGGAGCCATTCCTCACCAGGCTGCGCGAGGCGGGTTTTAAGGCCCCCAAGAACCGCATGGTGAAGAAGACTTCCCGCAAGAAGAAGTCCGCTGAGATCGCGCCTGAGGAGGGCACAGAGGGCTCTGACTGATGGCAATTGATGCGACAACATCCGCAAGGGTCAAAGAGCTCCTAGAGATTGACTCTGGAGATACGACCTACGACACCATCCTCGGAAGGATGGTGGACTATGTGTCGCGTCGAATCGAGAACTACATCGATCGTGAGCTTGAGTCCAAGGGGCGCACAGAGGAGTACTCCATACAGGAGCGTCAATCTGTAGTGTTCCTCCGTCACTACCCGGTGACGGCAATCGCGAGCGTAAAGAGCTCGACCGACTGGGACTTCAGCTCTGTCTCGGCGTATGACTCGGACAACTACCATGTCGACGGCGAGACGGGGATGCTTCATCTGAAGTTGTACCCGTCTGCCGGCCCCAACTCTTTGCAGGTCTCCTACACCGCGGGGTTTGCGGCTGATACATCTGCGCTTGCCAGCGCATACCCTGACATCTCGTTTGCTGCTGACCTGCAGACAGCGGCCCTGTTCCGGCGCAAGGACGCTCCGCAGGGCGAGATGCTTCGTTTTGCAGACTCGACCTCCAAGAACGAAGGGCCGATCCAGCTCCTGCCGGATGTGGTGGAGGCTCTGGCGCCTTATCGTCGATTGAGGTTTGGTTTCTGATGACGCTGAGAGCCGGTGGGGATTGGTTCTTCTTTTGGCCTAAGGATCTCAACGATCTAGCTGACGCTATAGACCCCAAGAAAGGGGCGTCTCGCGCCCAGAGCCTTGAGAAGCGTGTTGCGGGTAAGTTCAAGAAGGCTTTTTCGCAGATGGGCGCCGATTGGGAGAGGGCGCTGAAGGCGAGGCACGGGACAGGTGGAGCTGCCGCGAGCCCGATCACTTCCTCAAGGCCAGGTCGACTGTACAGGCGAGATGG